GAGGACTTAGTAGCCGAGTGGATGGCAGAGAGGGCCATTGGTGGTGGTAATGCTAAGTTACAGGTTGCTGGTGATGTTTACGCCACAGGATTTGCCCCCAGCAATTCCAATAGCACAATTAAGGGGATATACGGATCTTCTGTTCATATAGACACTGGCGGAGCATTGCAGATAGGCCGCACTGGTGCTGGCAATAACTGGGTCTACATGGATATTCATGGCTCTACTCCGAGTTTCTACCCTAATTCTGGATTCGACTTCAACATTGGAAGGACGGACAGAAGATTCAAAAACGGTTACTTCAGCGGCTACATTGCCGCACAGGGGCTAGAGTGTCCCGGTTATGTCTATAGCTCAGATAACGCAGGCATTACCTTCGGTACTAATGCTATTTACCCAATTAGCTCAGCAAACGCTGTCTCAAATGGGTCTGTAGATCTGGGAGCAACAGCAAACAGATTCAAAGACGCCCACTTCAGCGGCGATGTCAACGCTAACCGATTCACCTCTGGGCAATACTCCGCGCCGAGTACTACAACGTACTTCCAACTCAACAGTGGATCTACCAACGTATTGGAATTAAGAGAAACGATATTCTTTCCCTATACCCATGACTACACTACTTTAGGTAGGGGCGACAAGAGGTGGAAAGACGCTTACTTCAGCGGCACCATCTACGGCGATGTTGATGGAGCCTTCTTACGCGCTGAAACAATAGTACAAGACGGCGCACCTGTGGTTGACTCTCTGCAGATCATACGAGCCTTTATGAAGCTCCGTGATGCTGTAGACGATCCTGATTCGTCTGTGGAGGAACTCAGGGACAAGCTTAAGGTAGCTGTGGTAGACATCATTGACCAGTTTCAGGATTTGGTTGACTCTGTAGAGCCTGATAGAGAGCGATAAGTAATTATGGATGATCCTTTTGACTCTGTAGACGGCGACAGCCTGCCTAACGACGAAAGCGTTGTTGACTTACTACAACAGTACATCAATGCTGGTTTTAACACCGTTGGTCCTCAGGGATCGTCTGATCCAGAATACAAAACACTACAGGCATACCTTAGACAGATCTTTGGTGATCTTCCAGAAGGTGCCGTTGATTGGCGGTCAAGCGACTTAAACGGTGACGGAGTAAACGAGCTTTACGCTGTAGATGCTGACGGTAATCCAATTAATGTTTACGGGTACGACGACGATGGCGAAACTGAGTCAACAGCCTACTCCGACTACCTCAGAGACACTGTTTACGGCGGTACTACCCCGACGACTTGGGACGACATAGTAAAAATACTTAAGGCAGAGGGTTACGACGACGAAGCCATAGAAGAAGTTAGAGGTAGCATCAAATGTCTTACTAATGCTAATGAAATCCAATGTGGCGAAAACGAAAAATTCCAAGGAAGCGTAGTTCTCGCAGGAATACTCAACAACAGTGGTTACGACGGAAGCTGGTGGGACGTAAGACCTACAGCGGGTCAGCCGTGTCAAACTGATGACGGAAAGCAAGGAGAATACGATACAAATGGCGGCTGTACGCCTAATGAGTATCAGGAAGGGGATAGCTGCCCTACGGTTCCTAACGGGCCTAAAGATGGTATTATAGAAAACGGTGTGTGTGTTGGCGGCCCAGAAGGACCAGACTGCACAGTTATTACTCAAGAAAACGCAGAAGAGTGTGAAACAGATTTAGACAACTTAGTTGAATGTGCTGATAATCTAGTTACTTTTGATGATGGAGACGGAAATACAGTAGAACGCCCTGTTTACGCGAGATCACAAGAAGACTGCGATAATAATACTAACACGCTGTTTAACTGTGGTGGAGGAATTTTTGCTAACAGTAGAGACGAGTGTCCTGACGTTGGCGGTGTTACAGACTGTAATCTGGAAGAAAACAAAGATAAACCAGAGTGTCAACAGGACGCACCTGACGAGTTCCAAGGACTCTACGACGAATTTGGTAAGGACATCGTAGACAAGTTTAAAGGACTCTACGATAAGATCAAGAACAAGTGGGATAGGTGTACTAACCCAGATAACGCTGTTGAGTGCGTTGGTGAGCTAGTAAGGACTATTCTTCCGGGCCTAAGCGAAGACTGTAAAGCAGCAGGCGGTCCCGGAGAAGAGTGGTACAGGGACTGTGTAACCGTTGGTATGATTATACCCATCCCCGGCATAGACTTTCCTCTTCCGGGTGGCATGGGCGCAAACGCTACAATAGGTGAAATTGAAGACGCTCTTAAGGACGCTGGTAAGTCTTTTGAGGATTTTCTTGAGGATCCAGTAGGAACAATAAAGGATGTATTTGGTAACGTCTGGGAAAAAATTAAGGACATCTGGAACTCAGCAGAAGACAAAACTTGGGGCAACTTAATAAGGATACTTACAGACGCTGGCTTTGGTGCTATCGTAGGAATCTTAGGCGACAGAATAAAAGACGAGATTGTAGTAGACTCAGACAACCCGTTTTTACCTTTTACACCCGTAAGCTGTGAACAGGCTGAATACTACGAAAAAAATGCAGACCAGTGTTTTGAAGAAGGATACGTAGACTGTAATGCTACAGTAGACCCCGAAACAGGCCAACAGTTAAGTGGTGGATACAGGCTGTTAAAAGACTGTGAAGGCGTAGTAGACCCTAGATGCGTAAGTGAAGTTGCTGAGTGGAGCGAAGCTGCTCAGGCCTGTGTGTGTCCAGAAGGATACGAAGTTGAAGGTGAAGAAGATCCTATTGATGGATGTGGAGAAAAAATAGTTGAGATAGACCCTTGTGACGAAGACCCAGAAAGTGAACTGTGTCCGGGTAGTGCAGCCTTCTGTGCTAAGGAAGAAAACAAAGATCTACCAGAGTGTAAAGAAGAGGTTACGCCACCCCAAGGAGACTTGTGCGGCGAAGGTACTGAGTTAGACGGACAACCACCTGAGTACGACTTTAACGACTTAGAGAAAAACGGAAGCTACACTTTTGGTGGCAATCAGTACACTTACGACCCTTGTAATCCATCTCAAGGACCAACATTAGTAACTAGTGACACCGACGATGGTAATGGCGGTGATCCTTTAGAGTGTTCAGAGATAACAGACGAAAACGCAGATTTATGTGGTAAAAAGAAGTGCCCTGATGGTACTTTTGTAGACAAAGAAGCAGCTTGCGGATCAGTAACAAACCCGTGTGACGACCCAGTATACGCCTCAGAGAATGAGGACGAATGTGGTACTGATGGCAGCTTTGTTGTAGACTGTAACAAACCAAGACCTACAGGAACAGTTACTTTTGACTTGATAGACCAACAACGAGCGTGGGATTTAAAGTGTGGTGGCGGTGGAGGTACTGAGGTTTGTGACAACGGCGCTACAGTTGAAAGCGGGTGTGAAACCTGTGAAGATGGCACACCAGTAGACAGCTACGAAGACGGGAAATGCCCACCACCTGTTGTGCCTCCTATTGTGCCTCCTGTTGATCCTCCTGTTACTACACCCGGAGGCGGTGGAGGCGGAGGCGGCGGTGGAGGCGGCTTTACCGCAGAAGCACCAGAAATTTCTATGGGAATAGAAGGTGATCCTGAGCTTTTAGCAGGTAGACAGTTTCCTATTACAGACTACTTAGCAGGACTCTTTACTGGCACTGGAGGCGGTAGAGCATGACATATTTAAACTTAGTAAACAACGTGCTGAGACGCTTACGTGAAGACGAGGTATCTAGTGTCAATGACAACACCTACAGCAAAATGGTGGGTGACTTTGTAAATGACTCTAAGAAGATGGTAGAGGATGCTTGGGATTGGTCAGCACTCAGGACTACCCTTACGGTAACTACGTCTGCTGATATTTTTAACTACGTACTCACTGGATCACAAAATAAAATTAAGGTATTAGACGTAATTAACGACACCTCAAACCTTTTTATGCAGTACAACACTCAACACTGGTTTAACGATAAGTACTTGAACCAATCACCACCCAGTGGCTCACCTGAGTACTACACGTACAACGGCGTTGATGCTAGTGGTGACACTCAAGTAGACGTTTACCCTAAGCCTGATGGTGTGTACAGCTTGAGATTTAACTGTACTCTTAGGAACGCTGAGTTGA